ATTTTTAAGAAATCTTGTCCTTCGGTATGTCCCCCCATTTTTGAACGAAAATAAAGTCCAGTTTCATCTTCTTTAAGTTCCTGAATAACGCCCAAAGGTCTTGTTGTATCATGATATGCAAGATGAGCAATTTTTCGATTGCTTGAAGAATCGGGACCATGTTCTTTGATACTTTTTGAGAAGGCACCGGAAAGAATTCGATCTTGGTCCGAATCAATATTCCCAAAGCCGGAAAAATACCCTTCAACTATTCCGCTTTCGCTGTCTGCTTTTACTTCCAAAATTGGAAGACTGCAAGACATATTTTTATATCCTTTCTTATTCATTTGTTCTGATTTGGTTGTCTGGAATAAGTTCGTTCGCTTGCTGTTCTGTCATACCGTATGAGTAAATTAATATATTTTTCGCTGTATTACTATCAATTTGGTTTAAAGATACTTTAGAAGCTAAATTACTGATACTTTCCGATACAATTTTATTCTTTTCTGCTTCCGCTTTCTTATCTTTTTGCAAAACTTCTATTTTTGAAGTATCAAGCTTGATCATATACTCGCGACCTTCTGCTTCGTTGAAAATTGGTGTTAAGTGTTCGTTCCATGAGTCAACGAATAATTGCGCCAAAGGAATAGCTGCTTCGGTATAAAGTGACTTTTTCGCTTCTCCTAAATTGTTAAACGTCTTGTTTGCTGGATCGTTGAAAAGCTGTGAAGACATACCGTAAACATTGCAAAACTTACGAAGTTTATTGATGTCTAAATCTGTTAAGGTCAAGTCTTTTGGGCTTAATCCTAAAGAAGTGTATTTCACTTTACTTCCAACCGTAAGCATTTTATTATAGTTGTGAGAACCTCCGGCTTTCTTTTTGAATCGTTCGTTGATTTCTTCGCGTTCTTCTTCTGTCAATGGATACCCTTCTTGGTCCGAACTAATCATTCCGGTTGCGCCTCTATTTTCGATCATATGGGCTTCCGCATTATGCACTTGGTTCGAAGTGCTTAAAGCTTTGTAAGCCGGTTGAAGAAACGAAAGTCCTTTATTACTGCAATAGCTTGGGTCTAAATTTTGAGTATGAACCACTTCTTCAGGACCAAAATATTTATTTTGACCACCCCAACAAAAATAATAATTCTTTATTTCTGAAAAATAGTCATTGTCATTCATCATATTTATCGTGGTGTACTGACTTGGAATAATCTTCAAAGAAGTTGGATAATTAAATCCGGCGGCTTGAATCTTCCACTCGAAAGTATCTCCAGTAAGCAAGAAATTTGAATACTGTTCTTTCCTGTATTCTTTTAAGGTTTGGTCCTTGTTTGGTCTTTTTATTAACCTGTAATATGGATTGCTTTCGTCAGTTACCGGAACGTATTCTTCATTTTCCTTTACGCACAAAAGCATTGGAACATCTGAAGCCGCGTCAAATAGTTTCTTGACAACTGCAAAAACGTCTTCATTGGATAAATACCCTTCATTGATCAACTTCTCTTCATTCTCCTTGTCTTTATAGATCCACGAAGACCAACCACCGAAAAAAGAAAAACTTGATCCGTTTACGTTCCAATCGTTTGAATTATTAGAATAATTTTTTACAGAAAATAAACTCTTTATTTTGTCAATTATTACCATTTCATTGTTTTATCTGTCTAAATAATCAACGGCGTACCGTACCGGATCAATTAAGTGGTTAAAGTCGTCTATCGGAACGTCGCTCTTTTTATCAAGCCATACGTAATTGTTCAATTCTTTTATTAAGTTCTTGCTTCTTTGCGTGACAATGATTTGATATTTTTGCATTTTTTGAATACCTGTAAGTACGCTTCCTTTTCCTTTTACGCAAGGAATAATATTCAGATTCTTTCCTTCGTCTTTTTTACGTTGCAAAGTTACTATTGTTGTTTTTGCTGCTGAATCTCCAATAATAAGGTTTCTTGCGCAATTTTTCAAATTCAACTCAAAGATTTTGTCATCATCTAAACTAGATAAATAAAAGATTTCGTCTAAATATAGTAATTTTTTCTTTTTATTAATAGAAACTTTTACAAGTGTTGTTGGATCGTCATATCCGTAATCCTGTCCAAACACGAAAGGAAGTGATTCGTCGAAGTCTCCGATTTCCCAATTATCAAAAATGCAACCTTCTTGTTTTTCCCTCCAACCGCCAAGATAATTATTGACGTAAAAAAGTTTTGATCGTTCTTGCTCTGTCTCTGTTAGCGTTCGACCTGTAACAATATCAATACCCTTCTTTGCTCTTGTTCTCCATTTTTTCGCCTTCTTGAGCCAATCTTTTGCAAGATACTCAAAACCAATTAGAAAAGTTGTATGAATATGTTCGACTTCTGGGTGGTCCGATACCGTAACCGGAAAGCCGTCTATCATAATTTGTTTTGATGTATTTTTGAACCAACGATCGAAAAGAAAGTGTTCCGGTGTCGTTGGATTCATTACAAGAATAATTCTATTTTGTTTTTCTGTTGTCCTTACACTGTCGTCTATTGTTTCAAAGGTTTTTTCGTCTCTGAAATCTTCGGCTTCTTCAACCACCCAAGTAGTAATGCCGGATAAACTTTTCAAATTACCTGTCTGGAGTCCGGAACTTGTTTTAATACCACGAAACAAAATGAAAGACTTCGTTTTCTTGTTATAGATTTCTTTTTCTGTAATATGAAAGTCTTGTTCAACTTCAAGCCTTGAAATAGCTTCCTTGAATTCCGGAATAATAGAAGCCTTTGCGCTTGTCATTGTATAACGTGTAAATAAAATACCATGCCCTTTTTCATAAGTAAGCTTTAATATAAAGTCATGTAATGAATGAGACTTTAACGAACCACGTCCACCACTTACAAAGAAATATCTTTTTTTTGAAGTGTATAATTTTTTATAATGTTCGTTTATAGTGTACTTTCCCATTAATCAAGATCGTCAAAAGCTTTGTTGAAATCTTCTTCACTTCCTGCTCCTCCTGTCGTGGTCCAGTGAGTAATTGGAATATTTACTTCGTTTCCTTTTGTGGTATGGTCAATTTCTTGCTTATCAGTCCACCCCATATTTTTAAGCGCAAATATATCGAAATTAGTGCCCTTGCTTTCATAAGAATTTTCTACTGTAAGCATAGCATTTTTTATTATGTAAGAAAACGCTTTCTTTTCTTTGTAATCGTAAAGAGACTGTCTACTGTCAAAACCTAAGAATAAAGCCAAGCCGGTAATGGTTATCTTTTCTTCCAGCTTAATAGCACTTTCAAAATATTCTCTGCATTTTTTTTGAAGCTCTTCAGGTGTTTCGTATTTCGGCGGTCTTCCTCCGTTGTTTCCTAATCCGAATAAGTTTCTTTTTGGCGCTGCCATATTTATATTTGTTTGTTGTGCCTTAATATACGTATTTTTCATGTAAAACGTAAAAAACAAAAAAAGCAAAGGTTTTTCCCTTGCTCTATTGTTTATCTATTTTTCCAAACTGTTTTCAATTTCCTTTTTCGCTTTCAAATATTCAGAAACTTTCTTTTCGTATTCAGCGACCGTATAAACAAAGGACCATTGAAGAAACAATTCCTTTTCTTTTGTTGTCAAGTTTTCCATTTTTTTACTATTTTTGTACTGTTCAAGGTGAACAGCGATATAAAACAAATTTTAATTAAGCTTACTATTTATTTAGTAAGCTTTATTAGTTTTGGTCCCTTCTTCCTAGATAAGAAATAAAAAAGAGTACGGAAAATATAATTGATAAAGTCATCATTGATTTGTTAAATTAAGTTTGAATAATTGTAAGGATAAAATTGAAGTTCTTAACGTGTCAAGTTCTTCCTTTTTGTAAAGTCTCTTTTTACCGAAAGGCAATGACTTACTTTCAAATCTTACAAAAGAAATTTTTGCGCGCTTTTCTTGTATTTCATGGACCAATAAATCAATGAATTCATTTTTTAATCCTAAAGAATAAATTAAAGTCCTTGCAAGTTCTGTATTTCCCTCTTCTTGACTGGATACCATTTCAAGAATACAATTCAAATAATGTGTTTGTTCGTTTTTCATTCTTCAGTAAATTTATA